TTGTGATAGTTCCGGTATCAACCGCTGCGGGGAGGGAAAGTTCACCAATCTTACGAAGGTGGCGAAACTTCACCTTCGATACCATCTCACGATAGCGATTATCAACCCATTTCACAACTGCGATTGCATTTAAGTCAGTTGCAACGGAAGCGAGTACATCGCGTGCAAGTTCGTCTACTGTTGTCATAATGGCCCCTTAATATTTAAAGGTTGATCGAGTACGTGTGCTTAATGTTGTTTTTATTCGTGATGGAGGTGAGGTTGTGGCGTAAGATTTAAGTTCTTCCTTCGTGATGGTAGTATCGTCGTGGAGTCTTTTTGCTGCTCCTTTTAAAGCGTCAGATGGTATTTCTCCGATGCGTGCAGCGTGTGCGAGTTTGAACGGGTTTAAGTTTGGCATTTTATTATTCTCCTTTATTAAATACCCTATCATAATTATCACGGTATGGATCAGACCGCTTAACTATCATACGTTTCGCATATGGCCCTTCAATACCGCGTTGATCAATACCATCCCCGGTGCGCCATGCGTCTTGCATTTCACCACCAAGGATGGATTGAACAAGTTCCTTATCCGATTTACTTATTCCTTTTCCTTGAACAACACTATAACCGGACATTTTAAATTCCTATGTTGTATGATTTGGACTTATCATTAAGCCGTGATAAATATCTTCAGTCACACCTACTCTGGCAGGAGCGAATACCTGCGCTTCATCGGCTGCTGCGATTATGTCAGTTGCACCGTGAATTGCTGAAGTACCGGATAGGACATAATCAGTTGCACCTGCGAGTCCGGTTGAGCCGAATGCGAGTGTGAGAGCAGTGCCAAAGTTCATAAGATCGCTGTTTTTAAATATAATAAAACCGGCACCGTCTCCGGCAGTACCGTCAAGGAATTGCACCTGAGAGTTATCAGCACGCATAATGAAGTTACACCCTTCAAAAACAAGCCGAGGTGTGCCTTTTGTGCGTAACATTACACCGTTCGTCCATGCGACAGTATCAACGCCTATTGTGCAATCTTTAAAGTAATGCTCAAGTCCGTCTCCTCCTGATGTTTCCTCAAAGTTAATTACCTTAAAGGTAGCTTCATCAGCTTCGGTAGTATGCATTGGTGCGCCGATGTGACAGTTAATAAAAGAATTACGATTACCAATGAGACGAAGCGCAGTAAGATTTGCTGCATCTCCTCTACCGTATTGAAGTAAAAGATTAGCAAATAAATTACCGTACCCTGTTACATCGAGTAATTTATCGAAGTTCGCAGAATGTCCGATACGTGATCGTTGACTCATCATTGAAGGAGGATACATACCTACGAGATGAGTTAAATTTTTCGACCATGTAATTGAATCGGCTTGTGAATGTGAATCAGGCGATACCAATAATACATCATTCCGTCCAGTCACCATCTTACCGAGGGCAGTTCCAATATCGGTATGGAACGATTCTTTATCTGCGTGAGACCACTGTTCCCAATATCGATATGGAGCGTAAGCACCGGATCGAGTTAGCATATGGATATCGGCTGCACCAATAAGACCAAGCTTACCCAATGCAGATGATGCGATTTCTCTTAATCTTGATGACATTTTTCTCTCCTTTATAAGAGTTTAGATTAAAATTCGCGTGAAGGATGCGCGACCCCCAAATAACCAACTAACCAGTACTCCCATCAATTCCTCTCCATGAGCCATACCCTTGAGTATGACGCTGATATGCTGTGGCGATTGCATTCTTAGTATGAGGGTCGTCAAACATATCGAAAATCGGATTATCTCTCCAGAAGAAGTTAAGATCATGGACACCTTTGGCTGCAAGCAGGAACCAATAAGTTGAGGTGGTGATGTAATGGCATACCATGAAGGAAAGATCGTCATCTACGAGCGCATTGATCTCATTATCGGCAGTGTAAGGCTTACCAGATGAGCCGAATATCTCGCGTGCGATGAACTTATTCGCACTTGTAATTAATGCCATAACCGGAGCCATAAGGCGAGGAAGGTTTCGCTCATCAGTCATATCCTCAAAGCGGGTTATGGAGTTCTGGATTCCGGTAATTGAGAATCCGATATCAGGTGAAGGGCGATTTGCGCGAGACTCCCCATCAAGGCCGGTATGTGCTGTGCTGCATAAAGACTCAGAGGCGGTAAAGCCGGTGTAGGAAGATGAGAAGGAATTATTCAGGATTGACCAGAAAGCAACTTCCTCTCGATTTCGTCCAGCACGCGCAAGACAGCGTACCATCTCCTGCATAACCCCATAAAGCTCATCTCTCCACGCTTCCCATGTGATCTCTACTGCAAGACCATAAGGAGTCGCGGTGTACGACTTCGTACCACCTGTGATGATTTCATCGAAGGTGAATTGAGTACCTTCAGGCTTCTCCGGCATCGTACCAAGCCCGGATACTTGGAAATCCGAAATCGGATTCCATTCCATATCCTGCATGTTTGCGACGAGGGGATACTCTTTTGGACGCTCTTTGCCGGTTTCGACATAAACTTCTCGAAGATCCGGTGCAAGCAACTCAGAAATTGATCCTCTTGTAATCATTTTTATTCTCCTTATTTATGCGTGTAAGCCCATAGAGCTAAACACACTGTCAATGATTGTGAACTGCACCAATGCGCGATCATCACCAATATCATCGATAAAATCAAGCAAAAGAGCAGCATAATCAGTTTCATCGGTTTCATTGAGATACCAAGTTCCAGTAGTACCCTCAAGAGATAAACCATATGAAAGGAATCGATCTGTAATGAGTGATACATAAGCACCACCAGTATCACCGGCACAAAGTCTACCCCTAAAAACAACACCAGGGAGTGCAGGGATAATGAGAGCAGTTGTTTCACCGTCTACGGCAGGACTTTGTGCGATACCAAGGATTGTACTTGTGGTAGGCCCATCAGCAGCTTCAACCGCTAAACCAGATGTAGCGATAATAACTGCACCTTCTAACCAAGTTGTAGCTGATGCTTTTGCAACGGCCCAAATTGGGAAAGGTTGCCCATTTAACATTTTATGGGGCTTAATATGATCATTAACTGTAAGAGCCATTTTTCATTCCTCCTTGAACTTTAGTTACTGTATTTAATTTATCAAGCATAATACTCTCCTTTTATTTATGTAAATTAACCATAATCCTCTCCTTTTGTTTTATTTTAGATTAATCTATCATTATAATCAACTATTTAATTGGAACACCTGGAATTGTGCCATTCTTCATCTGGTCTCCAAGGTGCTTTGCTGCAACTCGGTTTGCTGCGCTTTTCCGTGAGGCACGTGCTTCGATTGTATTCATTAAGTCGGCTGATACACCTCCACCTATCTCTGGAGTGTGGACGCTCTTAAATACATCTGTGTGCTTCGCTGCGAGGTCATGAATTTCTGCCTCCACTCCATATTGCTGCCGAAGACGTTTATTCTTTTCCTTTTGTTCGAGAATTGCATGTTCATCAAAACGAATGAACATTAAGAGTACATCACCTACTCTGATAGTGCGATCCTCACGTGCAAGTTCAGCTCCCTCCGGGAATTGTTCGGTGGTTGCTACCTGCCATCCAATTGCCTTCGCATCCCACACCATCTTACTCTGTTGGTGAAGGTAATTTACCCATTTCACCTTATAGTACGGGTGGTTTGCGCCGATTTCAAGGTAATTACGCCCAATTGCATGTTGAATCTCACGATTCGCTTCTGGATTAAAGGCAGAATGATTATTCGGGATTGCGCCTTTGTCTTTATACTTCACCTCTGCCTCTTCTTCGAGGGTATCAGTTCGACGAGATAGCTCATCAGCACGTGCTATACCAGCAGGAGGGAGGTTCGGTTCGGGCATTGGTGTGTTTGGTATAAATGCATCTGTTTTAATTTCAATAGTCATGTTGATATCGTCTCCTTTCTATTCTACTATACCTTGTTCTTTATAGTAATCTTCGTGTTTTTTATAATAGTCAGTCCATCCACTTTTATGACCACGCTTTTTATAGTATTCATCGACCGTGAGTCCGGTTGATTTAATTGCTATTAAAGCATCCTTTGAAAGAACATCTTGAATGGAAGGTGTTTCGCCTTCTTTTAATTTACCTTCCCTTGTGCCGGCAGGAGGTGGAGATAATGTGGTATCTGCATCCTTACGAAGCATCTCCTCTTTCTGCACTTCCATCACCTTATCGAAATTCTGCCCAAGCGCCATATTGTATAAGCGGGTGCGTACCTCTGGATTCATCCTTTGTTCTGGAGCGATATTCTGAAGAAGCGCCTCAAAGTCCTTTCCTACAATGTCGTAATGATGCATCTTACCACGTGTTACTTCTGCTGAAAGCTGGTCGATTGTGTTAATTCCAGAAGCAAGCACAGGATCAAATTCTTCTTTTATTTGCATTTGAGTAATCTGCCTGTCGAGTTTACTCCTTTCCTTCATCATACTCGATACTGCCTTCCCATCAACAACGGCCTTATCAATCTGCTGATCGAGTACATCAATCTTACTATCAATAGCAGCAACTTGATCAGCAATGGTTGGCCCTGCGGGGGTAGTGGGAAGTGCGGGAGGTGCTTGCTGTTGCTGGAATGCTCCCTGCCTCTCAAATACATCTAACTTCGCCTTAACTCCTGCCCATTCTTCCTTACTGATACTAACATTATCAGTAGAAGGTGCTGCGAGTTCGGTCGGTTTCCCTGTAATTGGATCAATTACGACACCCATAATAATCTCCTTTCTTAATTGATATTGTGTTGTTGGTTATTATATTCAATCTGTGATTGCCTCTCGCGTCTTGCCGCGTCTACTTTTTTCCGTATCGTATCATAGGCGGTCATTTCACTTGCGAGAGTACGTGCCTCCTCCATCTCATTCTTCATTACCTTCTCAGCAAGGCGCTTTGATAATTCCATCTTAATTCCCTCTGCGTAGTCTATGAAATCTGCACATGCCGATGGGTTTGTTATTAAATGCTCAATCCATCTTCTCATTATTTACCTCCCGTAGATCCAGGGAGTTGTAATTGTGTTCCACCTTCTCCTCCCTCACCTCCGCCTAATCCACCGAGCATACTCATGAGTCCGGTAAGTGCCTGTTGATCCCCGGAGGTTTGTTCGATGTCGTTAAGTTCATTCTCGATATCAATCACAAAGGTGGAAGGATCGCGTACCTGATCAAATGTGCGAATAGTACGATCAATTACCTCACCTGCGGAAGAGGCGATCTTACGGGCAATCGCAGCTACCTCTGGAGGTGTTTGCGGATTAACAGCAAGCATGATTAATTCGATAGTGCGTTGGTAATATTGACCGAGTATGTTTGTAAGCATAATAGCTGATTGACGATCTGCCTCGCGGTTTATTGAGGTAGAAGAGGCTGTGAGTTCGAGATCGATGTGTTCGTCAAATGATTGCTTACGGAGAGTGTTAATTACTCGGTTGCCATCTTCATATCCAAGGATATTAAAGATAGTCGCTATGGCGCTTTCATCCCCACTTAATAACCGCTCCTGATAACGATAACATGCCTGCCTGAGAGAAGCTGCGATGCAAAGGCGCATACTGTCGAATGCGGGGGTGAAACGACGATTGACCTGTTGAACGGCTGTCATCATTGTGATTCCAGGAGTTCGAGATGGAATGTTACCTCCCTGGCCGGTATCATTAATCCCTACTCTTTGATTTGCGAGTTGCATGGTTAGCATTTGATCCTGCCAGATTGAATTATATACATCTGCCATCTGGAGTGCGCGAAGATCACTGGAAGCGTCCGGGACTTGGACATACTTACCCGGCCATATTTGCATTGTTTCATCAAGCGCCTCTGATCCTACCCATACACGAGAGTTCGCAAGGAGGATATTGAGAGTAGCGTAGTTGTGAACATCTGATAGTTTTTCCTCATATGGCATTACCATCTGAAGTACACCGAGACCATAAAAGAGGTGAGCTTGTTTTTGATAAACCATCGTCTCGACAGGTCGATGATCCATGGGGTTGTAATTTATATAGAGGATCTTTCGTCCTGCGTGATTCCAAATAAAGAATAAATCTTCATCGTATCCGTCTCCGTCGATATCATAATAAGCGTATCCATGAATGATATCAACCAGAGTTCCTCTCCGGTTCATTGCCTCATACTGTTTACCGAGGGTTTCACGTGCTGTCCTTACCCAATTCTTATCATGGAGAGGTTGGATACCGTCAAGATTCCATCCATTCGCCTTTGCCAAATCTGCAAGCTCTTGAATTGTGTAATAGAAGCGGAGACCGAAAAGAGAGAGATTCTGGATATCTTGTTTACTCCCTCCGGGTACGATTACATCCTCCGGGGCTATTGCATAAAAGCGAGGGCCAGCACTTAGTATTTTTGCTGTTTTGGTTTTTTTCATCTTCTGGACATATGGGGTGTAAATAACACCAGTGCCAAGTTGGACATCATCGAGAATAGCAGTTTCGGCTGCTCCCCGGAGATCGGCTTCTTGGGTGGTAGCGATGTGATTTACGAAAACCTGCATCGCTTTGCCGTCCTTTATAGTTTCTTCATCGCCTTTGAATTTCGGTTTCGGCCTCACTGTCACAAGAGGGGAAGTATTAAAGATAAGATCAATCGCCTGTGCGTAGATAGAATCGGCTGCGATTGCACCAATTGTAACTTCGATGTTAGGGGCATTAGGTACTGGTGTGTTTCGTACATCGATCTTCGGAATACCGTTGTACATTTTCAGGCACTCCCTCCAGGTTGCATCAAGACGCTTCCGAGAAGAGAAAGAATCCTCAATCTCTTGTTCTACCCAGGAAGTGAAGGCGTTTAGACGATCTGGAGCGACAGTGAGCTTTTGTTGACTTTTATGTTTCTCTATAAACTTTGGCATATTTTATTCCTTATATAAGTCCAAAAATAACATCATGGCGAAATTTATCCATATTCCACTTGTCGCCGGGGCATGTTTTATAATTTGCGAAATGACGATGAGCGCGTATGTTCATTGTTGGGATGGTGAGTGAAGTGCAGAGTGAGCGAGTGAAGTCTACCGTCTTTAGCCATATTTCGCGTGAGGGGGAAGTGAGATCGAAATTACCCACTATACAAATCCCAATCGAATATTGATTCATCCCTTGCTGTTTGCAGTGTGCGCCATCTTCGGTGAGGTATCTACCGACAATAACCTCAATCGTGCCGTTAATGTCCTCGATATAGAAGTGATATCCTCCCTTTTTATATTTAAGGGTATTGACATGGTAGCGCTCAATTGCCTGTTTCGATACCGTCTTACTATCTTTAGTGAGAGAGTGATGGAGGATTATGTGTGTTGGTTTCATAATTTAGGGATATCCTCATCTTTTATTTTTAAACTAATCGCTATGGCACTTAGATATTGTCCATGGGTTTTTTGTTCTTCTCTAATTTCAGTTAGTTCACCTTTTATACTTTCCTGACATTTACTTTGAGCTACCTCAAAGCGTGCTTGAGTAACAAAAATACCTCTAAGACTTGCTATAAGTCCCGTACCTACCAATGCGATAGCTGATGCTATTTTAGCCCAAAGTGGGATGTCATTTTCCGACATTTTTTTATCTCCATATGACGTTGTAATTCTGTTTGTTTAAGGTTTGTTAATCTAAGGCTATAATGGCAACTCCGATTATAATTTTTTTTAATTGTGGGCCATAGACGTTCCACTCTGTTACCTCTCTGCTCTGGTTTACATTATAAATCCAGTTAATGATATCAGCACATCAAGCGTATCCACTCCCGATGCAGTTATGTCAAAATAAACGTCTCCATTGTCGTCTGGATGCACCAAAACACCTGGCCAATATACTAATTCTCCGGCCGCTGGAGCACCAACGTTTAATCCTAGTTGTGCCAAAACACTACAGGTCACAGCTTTCCCAGAGGATGTGCCGATGGCCTTTTTTAATATTATGCCAGTATCAACTGACTGATCTGAATCCCTTAACTGTACGTTAAAGAAGTAACCCTTTGCAGGTATTAGTTTAAATAAATTTGAAACCCATGTGGTTGATACCGTACTGAAGGAAATTGTAAATGTAACCCCAGAAACTATCTGTGCTGTAAACGCTGCTGTTGTAATTGTGGACGTCCCTTGATCAAAATCAGTAACGCTCATTGTTTCAGTATCACAAGCACCTGATGTTATCGTAACTGTTGCACCATTAAAATAGTCATCAGCATACGTGGATAAATTTGTTGAGACGATGGTTGTTCCCCCTACGTTTCCATCACTTGTTGTAGTGGTATCAATATCAGGTTCGTTAATACGTATGGTTCCTGTACTTGTTGTTTTTGCAGTATTATTATAATCAGCTAAAGAAACCACATCACAAGTATATGTTGATGGAGAAAACCGAATTTCCCTACGGTTACAAGCAAAAGAAATTCCTTGGGTAAATGATGCTTCGCCTATCCAGCGGTTTGAACTAAAATGTATTTCTGTGCTGTTTGCATCTATATCTATGCACCCATCTTCAGTAGAATTAACTTTATTATCTCTAAAAGTAACACTATCTACTGCTTCAATCTGCAATACCTTAGTGGCATCAATTTGAAAATTATTCCCTTCTACATTAAGTTTCAGCATTGTTTTTGTATTCTGATAATCAGTTCGAATATAGTACCCACCGGTTAAACCAGCTTCAAAACTATTATTTAAAATTCGTAGTGCTTGAGAAGCTGCTGATGCCGTTCCACTGTAAACTGTAATTGCATCATCCCCAATAAATGCACAATTTCTAATTGTAAAATCGTTACAAATGCCAGTTATCTCAATCCCTGCTGTATAGTGAGTGCTAAAACTGCAAGTATCAATCACTATCAGTTGCGGATTTCCAGAGGTAGTGATCCAATCATCTAAAAGAATGTGTTTATCGTTTACTGTAAATCTAGAATTAGTTACCCATAAATTATCTCTAACAGCCACTCTTATACCAGCATTACCAAAGCGTTGCATTGATATATCATTTAGATGAGTGTAGTACGTTCCACGGGTACAAATGCCTATATTCGTATTACTGCCATAAGTTGTGCTATTACTAAAAAACCCACCGTTCCAATAAATGGAATGCTCCATCACGCTTTCATCTACTAAAGCGCCTGAGTTTAAAACCACTGTTTCATCTGCTGTCCCATTTTGTATGAGATACGCCCCATAAGCATTAATCTCAATCCACGAAGCAGCAAAACTAATTGATCCATCAATGTAATAACTATTCGCTGGTATAATCCCCTTGCTCCCATCTACAAAAGAAGCCGCCCAATACTGCAAAGCGGTTGTCATGTCGGTTGTTCCTGGGGTAACATTAGCTGTGTACCATTCTGGATTTCTAACGATATCTCTTGCGAAGACTACCCTACCAGTACCAGTGATTGCAAAACACCCATCCGAACCCTCGAATGGGCCGTTTATTGTCAAATCATACACCCCTAAAGTAGTTATAGCCTCTGCTTTTACCTTTAAGGTAGAAGGTGTAGTAGCATTTGCTTTTAATTCAATTGGAACATCAATTATTAAAGTAGTTCGAGTTGATCCAATTACACTAATTGCCTGTGCAAGTCGATCTCCTGCTCCTCCGGTAAATAATGGACTACTTAAATAATTAATGAGGAAAAGACGTAAGTCATTAATGGTGGTGATTGCAGTTCCGTCTGTAACTACTTCAAACAGAAGGATAGTATTAGCAGGTGCAGAGATAGTTGCAGTTGTATTCACCATCGCAGCGAAAACGAAATTACCGTTATATGTGATGTCTGCACCTGCAATTGTAATCACCGCCTCATCATCATATCGAATGAGAACGAAAGTATCACGGGAAGCTGTATAGGTATGGGAGACCGCTGCATCGTAAACATAATAACCTTCTACGAATGCGGTCACAGCGGAAATTGTATGGGTGAGTGAAGCGTCAGTTGCTCCTATACCCCCTGAGACAATTACATTCTTAAAGTAAAGATCACGCTCTGATGCTTCATCAGCAAGGAAGTCTGAATTATCCTCTATAAAGGTAGCATTCGCACTCGGAAGGGTATTAATTGTCTGCGTATCTGCTAAAGAAATTGAAGAGACTATGAGTAGTTGTAGAATTATTAATATTATTTTTCGCATTTTAATTTCCTTTATATTATTGACTTAAAATTGCTGTTCCACCACCGACACCTATTACCACTGCTCCACCACCTACCCCTATTTGCGAGTTACCAACACCAGCAGATTGAACTCCAGATTGATTAGTTACGGCATTATCACTTGAGCTGACAAGAGAATTAGGTGTATCCGCACCGTCAGCGATCTCACCCACTGTTACCGTAATATCAATCGTACACACTTCATCACCCCGGATCTCTTTATTAAGGTCAAAATCCCATGATGCGGTTGTATCACCAGAATCATAAGTCATTGTAACCGCGCCGGAGATATTACAAGTCATTACAAATTCCCCACCGTCAAGTCCACCATCTGTTACCGACTCAGACCAATTAACCGTTGCCGTAATGCCGGCTACTGGAATAGACGCAGAAGAGAAAGCTGGTGCTGTTCCATCTATTTCGCTGTTATTTGTGACGCTCATACCGGAGAAAGTGACCATATCATCGCCAGCAGAATCCTCAATATCATCAGCGCCTAAAGTTCCGGCTGCCGTTACTGTCTCACCCTCTATAAAGGATGTAGCAAATGTTCTGGTTGATCCAGATCCGGTTAATGAAGTAACATTAACTGCTCCCGTAATTGAGCCAGTTAGAACAATATCTCCTGAATCATATCCTGTTGTGACTATAGTCTCTGAAGCTGTAAATGTTGCTATACCTGTTGAGCCTATAACAATACCAGTAAAAGTCGGCGCTCCGTCATACTCTAAAGCACCGATGTCAGGATTTGCATCCCTCACATTTCCAAGGGCATCATATCCCAAGTCAGTACCCGCACCATCAATTAAATCAGATCCTACTATTGGGTATCCGAAATCTACTGCGCCGGGAGTTGAGATATCGACAACGCTCCCGCCCTGTGTCCACGTTTCAGGGTTTTCACTATCGGGCGCTACTGCCGCCGTATGTGGACACGGATATCCGCTAATTGCATCTCTTGTAGTTTGAACGCAACCAGTATCATCCTCACCATACACATATTGAAAGTGATTATATTTTACAATATTCCCACCAGCGTTTCCGTTATCTGCCCAGTTTACATTTGTTCCAGTCCCAGCAGAATTGTCCCGAAACTGCCAAAACAAATTTCCCTGAATTAATGCATTGCTAATTACGCCATTTCCACCACCATCAAAAATCGTTTGATCGTATGGTATCGAACAGTTTAACATTACAAGATGATTAACATCAATCGGTGTCACTCGCACACCGCTTTTACAATTTCCTGTCTCATCAACTGAGCAATCCCGTTGCTCAATAAAAACATTAACATACGCAACATCAGGGAAAACAGAACCGTCAGTGTGATGTATACTCCAATAGTTAATGTTTGTAGCGAAAAGGCCATAGCAAATAATGTTTTCAGGATCTTCAGTCGTTACATCAAACAATTGAAATAAATCAGCATGAGTGGCGGCTGTTCTTGGGACGAGATTATCAACTATACAATTGACAACATTATAGCTATTTTCAAATACATCATCGCCAATTTTTTCAATTTTACATCCTCTTACAAGAGCGATTTTCTGATAACCATAATCAGCATCATAAGTATATGTGTTAGTACTCCACCATTCATCCTTTACATTGTGTAATATCGGGTTTGACGCTGATACAGTCCAACCACTACCAATCAGTTCACAACTATCCGTCCAAATATAATCAACAGATGTGTTGTTTACTCTGCGATCACCTGTACTGTTACTGACAAACCGGATGTCTTTAAACCGAACCTTATCCCAAGCACCCCGCCCAGCATTAATAATTGTGGTACTCTTGGTCGCACCCGCCGCTTTTGCAATAGTAACCCACTCATTATTTGACACAGGAGCTAATCCAGTGAAATCATATTCATCGTCTACAAGATAAATAAATGCTCCGTCACAATCACCATCAGCAGATTCAATAGCGGTAATAGCAGCGGCAATTGATGGGTAAGGATCAGTATCATCGTCAAGTGCTCCCGTTCCGGCTAAATCTATATCAACCCAAGCCTCTCTTGTTGACTGAGCGGAGGCACCTTCTACTATAAAGGTGAGCGCTGACAAACTTCGGGTATTTGCGTCATTGTCTGTGACTAAAGCAGAAATTGTAAAGGTTCCGTTGGAACTAAACTCACTTGCTGGAACATTTACAAACCACTCTTCAACTCCTGGATGTCCAGTAAGTGAAGAAGCTACAGTAGTATTGAGTGCTATTGCCGAACACGTTTTAGTTCCACTGGCATAACCACTACCTGAAATTGTAAAAACCACATCGTCAATCCCAGACTGTGCAAACGCAGTAACACCAATATTAAGTGAACTACCGTTATCAATTCTCTGCCAGGGTACAGTGTCCCACCTTGTAATTGGCTGAACTGCTAGTACAGTAAGAGGTATTAATAAGAATACTAATACTGTTATTATTCTATTCAAAAGCTTCATAATACCAACTCCCGTTATTGTCAGTTTCAGTCCAGTTTAACTTATCGTTTGAAGCCCCAGGCACTCCCGATGATCTGCTGTACTTTCCATGAGTAGTGCCTACAAAGCCAGTTGTGTTTATTTTTATATCACCACTCCCAGAAAAATATGCAACCACCTGATAGCCACCACCCGTTGGCACTGTAGCTGGTGACGCAAATGTAAAGGATACCACTTCATAAGTTATACCGACCGTAGACACGTCTAAAGTAGCATCGGCCGTAGCTATCAGATCGTCTGGTGGGCCTTCAGCACCAGCGGCATCCGCATCATAGATGTAAACTGTTAACGTACCTGTTTCAGAATTTACATTTTGAACCTGTATGTTAATTTTACACTGGTCAAACGTGCTACCAGTACTATTATAAAGTGTAGACGAATAAGCAATTCCAGTGCTGACAATTAAATTTGTACCTATCGATGTTTGTGAAATTGCCGAAGTATCACAACTACCACCTACAGAACCAATCCCACCCCCCATCATCATGCCAGCACTAACATTAAGTGGGAGCAACATTAAAAGAATGATCAGAATTAATCTCATCAGCTTGCCCCTCCATCAACCCATGTTCCGCTTGCACCATGGGTGTATGCTTCAGTTCCACTTATATTCTTAATCCATATGAAATTACCAACCTCACCAGCAGAATCTATTTCATCACCAGCCCCAAGGTCAGTAATCGCTCCTGCACCTGTATTCATATTAATGCTCATGCCAACCACAAACGGATCTACCGTAACTACACCAGCAACCAGGGAGTAATAATCATGCTCGTAACCTATAGTTGCGGGATGAAGAGCTGTCGTTGCTGTTGTGAAATAAGTTGTTCCACCAGATTGAGCAAGTCCTGGACCAATAGACCAAGTATCACCATCCTGAAACAGATTATCGCCTCCTCCTGTTAAACCATCACAAGTAAACGCCGTTCCGGTATTAGATATAATCGTAGCAGTTGAACCATCGGTGGTATTATAAATAGCCATTCCAACAGAACTACCATTTGTAGTGGGAAATGATTCGCCCGAATCCGTACAGACGGTGTTAGAGTCCGCCCCACCATCTTCGGTTCCTTCACATGAAGATACATAATTAACAGCACCAGAGAAACCCAAACTAAGTGCATTTGATAAGACAAGATTAGTTCCGTCCGACTTAACTACATATCCTGAATTACCGGCAGCGGGTGCCATGGCTGCTACATCATCTAGTTGATCATCTGCATCCTGAAACGCAATAGCTTCTTCTCCATCAAGCAGGTCAACATTAAGATTTGCAACAACCGTTGTTGATGCTACCACAAAAGGAGAAGTTCCGGTAACAATATCTGAAGTAAAACTCAACCCTGTGATTATATATGCGCCAATATCCCAATTAGCTGTTAACGGTACAGTACCATCAGCAAGTAGATCACCCCCACCCCCCGGAGTAAATGTCAACACCCCATCAGCAATCGATGTAGATCCATTCGGTAAAACTATTGAATAGGCAAACACACTCGCCGGACTGCCGTCACTCTCCGACACCAGCATCCCAATCCTATCCGCCCACACCGTCGTCGTCGATGCCATCGCCATTAACAATACCATTACAAATATGAATAATTTCTTCATGGTTGTTTATTCCTCCTTAATCAAACCATATACTAAGCACACAACTCGCTCCAAGAGTAGACACATTAAATCCATCTGCATCGATTGGTTTAGAAGGTAAAAAAGACTCTAACCCCGCTCTACCTCCAGTTAGAGCATTCGTCACTGTCCAGACATCTTCACCATTGTTATCCTCCACTACCAAATCGTCACCTGCAGCATTCGGCAGTAATTCCATCTTATTGATTCTAATCCGGTCAGTGGTAATCACTCCCGACGTATCTATCTTCCATTGTTTATGTCCATATTCGTTAGCCATTGTTTCCTCCTATGCTAATATAAACTCAACGCGCGCATTTCCCGCAGCAGCAAGAGTACAATCTGAAATATCAATAAAAGGCCACATCGTTAAACCTTTATCTCCAAAGTATTGGACTCTCTGGTCGGTATCGGCGGTACAACTAACATGAAATATCTCTGGTGCAGTTAGAGTATCTGCTATCGCTGCGGCGGTAGTTAGATTCGCCGCCTTTGCTTGTTTAATAATCATTATATCGGCACCGGATGGATGGAAGCGTATTGCTTGAATCCTTAAACCGGACTTTAAAAAACCCGCAAGATCCTCCGGCACTGACCAATCATCATCTAATCCTTTAATCTGTACAATATTATTCTGTAGTTTTGTTGTATTAGCCATTATTCTCTCCTATAATGTAAGTGAAAGTCCTAATCTATTTAAACCTTTCACAAGAACACTTTCTGCCCCCACCCAATCCGCATCGTCACACGCTATAAGATCATAGTAACAAGTATAATCCTCATTACTCCATGATGTCGTGCCTAATACAATCGCCCCTGAATCGGCAGCGTGGGTTCCTGATAAAGTGCCGTCAG